TATTTCTGTTCTGCAGGTTACTGGTAATAGTTTGAATTTCATGTTCAAGATCTCTGATTTGTCTCTGGTTGAGGCTAATCCGAGTATTGTTTTGAGAAATGCCATGCGTTAGTTTCGTGATCTCCTTAGATAGGGAATTGAATAGACGCTCTCTCTTTTGTTCAAACTCAATAGTAGATTCGAGTTCATCAAATCCCTTTTTTAGTTCTTTTGCCGTATTTTGAGCGTCACTAATTCTATTTAACCGAAACTCTTCTTCTATATCCTGCTGACAGGTAGGGCAGACCGTATTTTCCGTGAAAAACTTATGTTCTTTAGTAATTGTACTTACTTTTTGAGATATTTTTCCCCGAAGTGTGTTTAGTTTTGATAACTTTTTAGCAGAACCAGTAACACTTTCCTGCTCTTTAGTATATCCATCAATACTCTCTTCAAGGATAGAATTTTGCTTTATGTAGTGAAGAACTTCCTCGTCTAATTTATTAATTTTTGCATTATTAGAATCAATATTGGCATTACCACGATTCTCAAGTTCTTCAATAAAGTTTTGCTGCATCTTCATTTTATCTCTGATCGTTTGTTTCTTAAGATCAAGAGATTTAATCTGCTCCTTCTTTTCTCTAATTTTATCTTTAATTAGATTACTCATCGCAGAAAAGATACGAATATCAAGAAGATCTTCAATCACCTCACGACGATTGGCAGTAGTTAACTGCATAAAAGGTACAAAGGTGCTGCTACCCAGAATCACAATCTGAGTAAATGACTTATAATTTAATTTAAGAATACTCTGTTCCAGAACCCTTTGATTAGCACGATCATCTGCCTGCTTATGCAAAGAAGTTCCGTTTACTTCAATATCAAATACGTTGGGTTTAATTCCACGACGCACAAGATAATCACGACCATTCACAGTAAATTCTAACTCAACGAGACACTCTCTCTCGTTTGTTGTATTAACTAGCTGTGGTTTATTAATTTTACGAAATGGTTTATTAAACAGAACAAAAGTTAGTGCATCCAGAATAGTGGATTTACCAGCACCATTTGTTCCAATAATTAAATTCGTATTGTTTTTCTCAAAATCAATCTCCGTTGGGTGATTTCCAGTAGAAAGGAAATTTTTCCAACGAATCTTTTTAAAAAGGATCATCTTTGTGGTTTAGGCGGAATAACAATATCGTCAGGAGTTACCACTGCATATTTGTAATTATACATCTTACACGTCTTTATTGCAAGGTCATCATCTACTTCTACAACTTCCATAGATTTTTCATAATCAGGATCTTCCTCTAGGAGCATAGCATAACGCTCTGCATCATCCTCATCCTCAAATAAAAACAGAACTTTATCTCCCTGGGCATCTTGAACGGCATAAGCGCCGTCATCTTGTCTGTCTTTGAGAGTGAGAAGAAACATGTTACTCTACTTCGCAAGCTTGCCTGTATAGATCTTGAAAAATGTTTTTGATAATACTCTTATCAAATTCCATTTCTGCTTCTTCAATATATCGATTCAAAATTGATAGAGTGTTTTCTTCCTCATCAATTTCAAAATCTTCACTTTCTTGAATTTCAAAATTTTCTACAATCTTTAGATCTTGAATCCCAGAAACATAAAGTTTATCGATAAACTTTTCAAATGCCTTCGGATTAGTTTTTTTCCTAACAATAACCTTTACAATTTTATTTTCATATTCAGAAGCATCAAACATCTGATACGGGGTATCCTCATAATAGATGTTATAGAATAATTTATAAGGATTGTTAATCTGAGTTAAAGTATGGTCATCCGTATCAAGGATGTGGAAACCACGCTTATCATTCACATCGTTCCAGAACATCTCATAGGGATTACCTAAGTAGAAGATTCGTCCGTCGTCTGATCGTGTATGGTAGTGACCCGAAAATACCCGCTCGAACTTCTCAAATAGTTTGCAGTCCATACCGTCTTCCATGACGTGTCCGCGATGCGCTCTAAATCCGTTGAGTTCAAGGTGCCCCATCGCGTAGTTGCTAGTTGAACCTTTAATCGCGTTGACAGTATCCTCAAAATTTTCCGCATTGATCCAAGGAATAAACAATACATTGAGATTATCTATCTCAACTTCTGTTGGAGAATTATAGGTCTTAATATTAGGATACGTTTGAAGGAGAAGTTCTGGTGAATTTACATCATTAGTATTTTTATAATAACAGTCATGATTACCAATAATCATATGTGTTTCGTATTTGGCAAGACGATCAAATACAACACGTTTTGCCCATTCTAGACTTTGATAATCAATAGACTTACGACTATCAAATGCATCACCCATATGAATAACAGCACCCACATTATGCTCCTCTAATGCTGGGAAAAAGACATTATCGTAAAAGAGTTCAAAGTAATCATGAAGATGCTTAGAACCCTTACGTGCTCCGTAATGGGTATCAGTGATAATCGCAATTTTCATCTATTAGTCTTATACTGAATATTGTCCTTGATCGTATTATAGTCGGAACTACTGCCAGAAAGCAAGCTATCGTCAACCATCATAACTTCATCAAAACCAGTTCGTTCGATGATTTTTGTTTTAATATCCAATTGCTTTTTCTCTTTCTGAATTCGACGTAGAAAGGCGTAATGAATAATCTGCGTGAAATAAGCAAACGGATTCTTAGATTTCTCTGGATCAAAATTATGGATGTATTGAACACAATTTTCAATACCATCAGAAATCATGTCCTCACGGAACATGTAATTCACAAAGTTTGGTTTGTATGAAAGGTGGGTGGCAATCTTCAGGAAGCATTCACCGAGATAATTAGTAATTGGTGGTTTTCCTGGCCAGTGCTTAGAACGATCTTCCTTTAGAGGAAGTCTTCCATTTTTTTCAAGAAAGTCCTTTTCTACTTTTGATCTATAAACGATCAGTGCTTCAAGTAACTCCTTGTTATTAACATAATGTTCTGTCTTCTTCTTAGGCATGGCATTGTATTCTTAAATGTAGGTTGTTACTATTATAACACACAATTATGACTTGACAACATTGTGAATCATGAGTAGAATACCTTTGTTAGGTTTAAAGAGACAGATATAGCTTTAATTACTTAACGTCTTTATCAACATCTTTTGGAGGTATTTTAAACATATCTTCTAAATGTTTTCTTGCGTCTTCTACCGAAGTGATGTAACCCATCTTTTGAGAAATATTTACTCTACTGGATGAGTTTTTCAATAGAGGTCCTTCATCGTCTTCATCATCACTAAGATATCTATCATAAACTTCAATAAGTTTTTCATCCGTTGTTTCAGTCATTGTGATAATTTTATCGTAACGAATGACAAAAATATCTTCAGTAGACATTTCCACCCATGGTTTAATCTTCATTAAAGAAGTTCCATGATGATTAAAGGTTTTCATTGTGACAGGACTTTGTAAAATAATTACAGGTTCATCACCACTATCATCAATAGAAACCAAAGCAAAAACTTCTTCTCCTGATATAAGTTTTATAATTGCGTAAAACTCTTCTTGCATATTAATTCTTGAGTGGTATGTTTACAATATCGTAATTGAAGTTTTCTTCACTATAAACTTTGATACGTTCAATTAAATGATTAAGTGTATAGTTTTTCCTGGATTGATATGATATGTCGTCAGCAATGTCATAGAGAGTTGCCTTTGTTTTATTATTGCCTTTCCTGAGCACGCGTCCAATAGATTGGAGATTCCGTATTCTAGATTTGGATGGAGAAGCAAAAATGACATTATGGAGGTTCTTAATGTTGATACCTGTACTGAACGTCCCGTATGAAGCGACAATAATCGCGTTTTCTTCTTTCTCCGTGATCTCCCTTACTTTTTCACGATCTTCTGTTCCCACACCACCATGAACAAAGAATACATGGCGGTCATCTAACCTACCGTTATTTATCAATTCATATAATGGCAATCCATGTCCCTCAACTCTAGCAAAAAGAATAAGTGTATTACCTTTAAGATCTAAAGCAAGATTTCTAATGAATTTATTTCTTCTATCATGATTGATGATATACTGGACTTCATCTTCAAACGTTTCAAACTTATGTGCTGGGTGTTTCAGTAGAAGTACATTAATATCCAATTTAGCAACATGCCCCTTTGCCATCAGTTCTTCTGTTCTGATGATTTTGTATGATGGACCAAATAATCCTTCTAATACCCACTTGTGTGTCTGGGTTCCATCTAACGTTCCCGTGAAACCATAACGATACTTTGCATCACCAAGTTTTGACATTATAGATATTAATGACTTGCTTTTAAACTGGTGAGCCTCGTCCCCAATAACTACGTTAAATCGTTCAAAATATTTTCGGGGGAGTTTGTAGATCGATTGCCAGGTAGTAATGATAACTTGAGAGTTCGTCTCTCTTTCTCTACCAGCATATATCTTGTGGCAATATGAACCTACATCCCAACCATAGTCTGCAAAATCTTTATACATCTGTTCTACAAGGGAAGTCGTCGGAACAACTATCAGAGTATTTC